AATCTTCCACTCACGTTCTTCTTCGGGTGTCATAACTTGTATCACTGAAGAGTCATCTGGTTTCCAATAAGTGCCTTTATCCATAGCAATAGATAAACAGTCTGATTGAATATTCTCAATCAATTCATTAATTTCATGCGTTGGACGTTTAGGTTCAGAATATTTTGCTACTCTGAGTTTATCACTCATCATTTTAATTGAATCAATTTTATCACACATATCACTTATCTTATGTAACACTATTTATCTCCATCCAAGTTGGCATACCTCTTTTCTTCCATGATGCCAAATGTTGTTTATATTTTATATAGTAATCCCTATAGGCAGTGATTGACGAATCGTTCTTTACATCGTCTGGCATTGCTTGTAAGGGTTCTGTAAATACACCCTCAGGCATATTCTCTGGTGGACTGAATAACGCCCACTTTAGTTTACGATAACTCTCATGGTAGACATCCTTATCATACCTGTACATAAATTCTGTATTCAGTTCTGTCCACAACTCATACAACCATCTGTAGTTTTTCTTGGATTGTCTTACCCAAATAGCACTAGGGTGATTGACATGACAAGATTTGTACAAAGTATGGTCTAGTTGTGGGTCTGGATGGTCGTAAGTAGTAATTAGACGATTGTTCTTACTCAATCGTTTTACTTGTTTACCATCCAATACACGATGTGCAGTAGACATGAGTTGAGCATATTCGATACACATCTTACTTGCATGACTATCTACATGCATCTCTGCACTTTTCTTTGCGTTTTCATGTAAGTAAAATATATTCATCTATTGCTCCCATCTATAGAAGATATGGTCTTCTATCTCTATTGTTTTAGTTTTAGTCTTTGCCCATGCTGGTGATACATAATCTGCATGATAATGTGTTGCACCATCTGTTATATCTAATAGGGTTATTCTACCAGAAACTAGTCCAGTTGTAAAGACATAAATTGAATTATATGTAGTTTTATCGTGTGGTGTATCTGACTTACCGTCACAATACCAACTAAACTGACATCTATGTCTCACTGGTATCAACTCACCAGTACCCTTCCAACTAGGTCTGTGTGGCCCCTGTTTTACAACTCCACAAATCGTATTTGGAAATCTTGAATCCTTTACACGATTAAGTGTTACTGACATCACTGCCATCTGTCCAGCCTGTGGTTGATTCCTTGCTTCGTGATACACATTCTGTGTAAGACATACTGCTTCTTTATTTAAAAACTCGTTTATAACAAGTTTATCATCTATCTCTACTGGTGAAACAGTTATCAGAAGAGAGACTAATAGTTCATTAATTGACATCACATACCGTCCCAGCGTTGTGCCATGTTGCTTTACATCTAGGTTGACTAGGGTCAGTAAATGCCACTGGTTTTGGGTCAAAAATTTGTCCCCAAATATTACCGTAATAAATCACTTGCACTTTATCTGTAGTATTATCAATAATGATTGGATTGTTGTTTGGGTCTTTTGTTTCCACAACAACTCCATCAACAGACAGAGTTGTTCCTTGGATAACATCATTCGCCTTAGCAATACCTGTAATTAACAGGAACGCCAAACAAGCAATTGTCATTAATGCAAATTCTTTAAACTTATTCATGCGTTAACCTTTTCAAATTCCCAACTCGCACCGTTTTCTTCCTCGGCTTGAGCGATAACATCACCAGCATAACTACCAAAACTCCAACCAAACTTTTCGATTGCTTTGTTAATGATAGTCTTTGGAGACTCAGTTAATTCACCGTCTTTGGTGTAGAAGTCATAAACGAAATCTTCTACATCCATCATTAAACCTTTTACTTTAGCCATATTATATCCTTTCACCTTCGATTGTTTTAAACCCAAAACCAGCAACCACATATTTTTGATTACCGATTAACATTTGGTCACCTACTGAAGTTGACCTTAGTCCCCACTCTTTACCATTCTCATCAGTAGTAAGTGAAGTCATAACAGTAACATTCTCATTGTAGTCACCATTTTTTTCTTCACCCTCACCAAAGTTAAGAGTAGGTTTTTTGATACTCCATGAACCCATAACATTATTAGTCCATCTGTATGCATACTCAAGTGCTTCGATTGTAGTAGGGAATTCTGGAACATCCACAAACGCAACGGTTTGTGGAGTGTCCTCAAATGCTGTATGAATAACTGCAACTTGTGTCATTACGCAGCCTCCAACATTGAAAATGGAACATTGTATCCAGACACAGCACCACTGATAGGGTTAGTCACCATATCAACAATTGCTCTTGTCTTGTTAATTTTTCTGATAGTGCCTGGAGTCTTTTTTGTTTTCTGAACAACATAAACTCTTTGTCCAACTTCCAAACCACTTTTATTCTTCATCACTTTAAGTTCTGAAGCGAACTGTTGTAGTTCTGTCAACTCACTCACTGACATACCCATTAGGGATTTTTGCATTTCATTACTAATCATAATATTTCCTCTCTTTTTCATTATCAACATAGCTATTGTATCAAGCATTAAGCAAGATGTCAAGGCTATTTTTACAAAATATCTGCATCCCAAACTGACTGTGCATATTTGTCTTGCAGACGGTAAGCTTCCTTTTCCCAAGGAAGGTCATAGTAACCAGTACCCTCAACAACGAAACATCTCTTCCAAGTTTTACCTTCGACATCCATTTCTTTTCTTGCGTACTGTTTAACGTGTATCATCTCGTGAACCACGGTTGTTACTAATTCTTTCAGAGTCAATCCCTTCTGGATTTCCAGAGTGAATTCTCTGTTGGTATCTTGCATATCACAATAACCAATTGCAGAGCCTGGAATGTTTTTTATCTCAACCTCAATATCTAAGGTTTTCATTCTAGGCATTAGTTTATCAATCATGTGAGCAACACATTTTTCTGCAACATGTCTCTCATGTTTAATCCCACCGACAACTGATATAACATTTCTATTTTTCATTATTGTGCCATTTTCTGTGCAATGTAACCAAAGAAGTGCATTACATCACCATTTTTAAAATCAATCTCAACTAATCTGTTTTTTGTCATTTGTTGAGTTTTTGGGTGGAACGCTTTAATCTGTTCAATTACTGCACCCAAAGGAATCATATTCATACCCCACACAGGGCCTTTGTATTCAAATACATGTTCTATATCTAGGTTCTTTTCTTCGACTAGAGTATCTAACCATTTTTCAAACTTCATAATTTCTTCCTTTCTCATTAACTATACCTATAGTATACATGTTATCATAACAAATTTCAAGGCATTTCTTCACTTTATTTGGCACATTCTGTCGCACCCAATTAACAACCATATAACTTAGTTTCCTCGTCCCATGAATCTCTCATGTTCTCTAGTTTTTCCAACATATTATATAGATTACCAGTACCGGCTCTATCACCATTATCCATCAATTTTTTGCCCCAATCTGACCTTTGATTGACTGCTATCTTCAATTCTCTTATAGTATTCTCTAATTGCAGTTTTACATGTTCTACTTGACACTGGTCTAAATCTCTATAGTGTTGTTTATCTCTTTTCATAGTTCCTCTATCATTGTTAATATACTTATATTATACATGTTATCAGAACAAAAGTCAAGGCCCAAAGGCATCTTTTTAGCCAAAAAAAACCCCTCATTCCGATTAAGAAATGAGGGGTTCGAGAGTTAGGGCAACCGAGTGAGAGAGAGTTGAGAGAGGTTGTTCCCCTAACCATTCTTATATAATACTACATGAGTATTAAAAAGTCAACACATTTTTAAAGCTTCTTCTGTAGTTTCTGTAACTCTACGAGTCCAACCCCTACCGAATGTCTCAAATGTTTTTAATTTTTCATAGTATGATTGACGTGCTTCTTGAAAGTTCTTGATAGTTGTTTCAAGACCATGTTCATCAATATACTCACCAAGTTTCCTTAGTGTATTGGGCCCGATGCCACCATCGGCAACAGTTCCAATTAGGGTTTGCAAATATTTTGCACTTCGTCCTGTACCAGCGTTTACTCCGAAATCGAATACGCAGAGGTCTAGCCCGTTTGGAATGTCATCACATTTTAGACGATTCCAATAATTCTTTTCGTAGATGGGTGCGGCATCCTCTACAGTTAAGTCTTTCATGTCTTTCGTACCACCGAAATCTTCATAAACTCTCTTGGTAATGCCAAGATTAGTTTCACCGCCTGGGTCTTTTGGATGGTTGACATAACCACCCTCGTGATGGAGAATCATCTCCAAACAATGTTGATAGTTATCTTTCATAGCTTTATTCCTTGTTGTAACTGTCGTTCCATTGGAACGCTTCTTTAACGACATTCTCAGAGAGTCCTTTGAATGCTTGATGTAGTTTTTTATCTTTCGCAGAGATAACGAGTTCAGCTTCACTTTTGTGTAGTCCTTCTAACATTTGGATAAACATATTTTCACGTTTGAATCCAACTAGTGTATCGTCACCACCCTTAACAAAACGATAAAGTTTTTTGTACTCTCTTCGTAGTACAGTGTGTTCAGTTCCTTCTTCAGCATCATTTGCTTCAAAAGGTACTTCACCTTGGGGAATCACCCATTCGATATTTGGGTCGAATGAGGATTTAATGATTACACGCAATGCATCGCAATCATATTTCTTC